CTCATTGAACGCGAGAGTGCAGGCCAGCAGATATTTATGGAAGAACCGCCTAGCCCGTAAAGAACAGTTAGCGCCAGAAGGCGATTGGCACATTTGGCTGTATATGGCAGGCCGTGGTGCAGGCAAGACCAGGACAGCCGCAGAATGGCTTGCTTGGGAGGCTATAAGCCAACCTGAAACCCGTTGGGCCATTGTCGCACCTACATTCTCAGATGCTAGAGATACATGCGCTGAAGGCGAGTCAGGCGTTATTTCAGTGCTACGCAGATACCACATGCTTGAACACTGGAACCGTTCTATGGGTGAAATCCTTCTGGTAAACGGTTCAAAGATAAAACTCTTTTCCGCAGACCAACCAGAGCGTTTCCGTGGACCGCAACACCATGGAGCCTGGTGTGATGAATTAGGTGCATATAGATATTCAGATGCTTGGGACCAATTGCAGTTTGGATTACGCCTTGGAGATAAACCACGCGTTGTTGTTACAACCACACCAAGACCAACACCGCTTATCCGTATGCTGGCGGGCCGCAAAGACGGCTCTATTGTCATCACACGCGGTTCAACATTTGATAACGCTAAAAACCTTGCGCCTAGCGCTCTTTTAGAATTACAGGCCCGCTACAACAACACCAGGCTTGGAAGGCAAGAACTTTATGGAGAAATTCTTGATGATGTTGAAGGCGCGTTATGGACCAAGGGAGTTATTGACCGTAACCGTGTGCAGAAAGCACCAGCAATGTCACGCGTCATAGTTTCTATTGACCCTGCCGTAACAAATACCAAAGACTCAGATGAAACAGGAATTATTGTTGCTGGTTGTGACACTGGCGGTAATGGTTATGTGATTGCTGACTATTCATTTAAGGGAAGCCCGCTTGAATGGGCTACTAAAGCCGTAGAAGTCTTTGACAAACATAAGGCTGACTCAATCTTGGTAGAAGTAAACCAAGGTGGCGATATGGTGAGCGCTGTTCTTAAACAAGTGCGTAACTCTTTGCCAGTCAGAGAAGTGCGAGCGCATGTGGGTAAGAAACTTAGAGCAGAACCAGTAGCGGCAATGTATGAACAAGGGCGTGTGCATCATGTTGGTGAGTTTGCAATGCTAGAGGACCAAATGACGGTGTGGACACCACAAGACCCTGACTCACCTGACCGTATTGACGCTATGGTGCAAGCGTTTTCTGATTTACTAGGAACATCAAGCGTAAGTAATTACTTCAATGCAATTGCTAACATTTGTCCTAGTTGCGGATTGCCTATGCCTAAATCAATGTCACATTGTTCAAAGTGTGGAACCGCTATAATCATTCCCACACAGGTTGTTGAAGGAGTCTAAATGGCAGTCGCATACAATGTAGTAATTGACCAAGGTGCAGACTGGTTCTTAAATGTAAATTATGACAATCCCAACGGAACGCCTGTAAATCTAACTAACTACACTGGAGCGCTACAACTGCGTTCATACCCTGATGCTCCAACTGCTGTTCTTTCATTAACAACAGCCGCAGGCGGCGGAATAACAATCACTGCGCTTACTGGACTTGTTGCAATACACGCAACGGCTACACAAACAAGAGCAATTGATGAAGGCACTTATTATTATGATTTAGAAATAACATCTCCTGCTACACCAACAGCAGTTGTCACACGCTTAATCCAAGGTCAGGCAGTAGTCAGTGCTGAGGTGACACGCTAATGGCTGATGAGATTATTGTTGTTGAACCCATCATTCCTGTAATCAATGTAATCAATGAAACGCCAACAATCACCGTATCTACACCAGGACCGCAAGGACCATCTGGTGAATTCACATCATCTGACATTTTCTACACCCATACTCAGGCTGTATCCGCATCAGTGTGGACCATCAACCACAATCTAAACGGTTATCCAACAGCAGTAGTTTTGGACTCAGCAGGAACTATGTGTGAAGGCACTTTTAGTTACCCAACCGTTAATCAAATGATTATTACTTTTAGTTCAGCCTTTACAGGAACGGCCTACATAATCTAATGAGCAGATTAGCCTTAACACCTACCAATGTTCCTGTTAGTGCAACGGACATCAATACGCCAACACTTAGAACTGGCGATATGTATTACAACACCACAACAGGTTTAATGATTTATGACGGAACAGCATGGGTAGCCGTTTCTACATCTACGCCAACCAATCTTGATGCAGGCGTATTTGATAGCATTGCTCCATACCAGGGTGGAGAACCAACCACTACTGCTACCCAAACATTTAACGGGGGAACTCCATGAGCGTAGTAACACAGATACAAGTAAGACGCGGCACTGCGGCACAATGGACTTCTGCCAACCCAACTCTTGCGGCTGGCGAGATTGGTTTTGAAACTGACACAGGTTTAATGAAGTGCGGTAACGGTTCAACTGTTTGGACATCACTTGGTTATATTGGTGCAGGTGACATCACTGGCGTTACAGCAGGAACAGGTCTTTCAGGCGGTGGAGCATCAGGCGCAGTAACGCTCTCAATTAACACAGCAGTTACAGCAGATGTTTCAACAGCGCAAACATTGACTAATAAAGATTTAACAAGCGAAACAAACACTTTTCCTACAAGTTTGGCTACCTTAACTGGCTCACAAACTTTAACTAACAAAACTATAACAAGCCCTGTTATCTCAACTATTAGCAACACAGGCACTTTGACTTTGCCTACCACTACAGGAACAGTGGCGCTTACAAGTGATATTACGGTCACGCCTACATCATCAAACACTTTGACAAACAAGACAATTTCAGGAGCGTCAAACACGCTCAGTAATATTGGCAATTCAAGTCTTACTAATTCTGCCATCACTATTAACGGTTCAGCCGTATCATTGGGTGGTTCAGTAACAATTGTTGCCCAAACTTTTGCTCCTTCACTTATGTTAGGTGGTATGTAATAAATGGCCCGTAAATTTCTAGTAGGCATAGACCTCAATAAGAATGAACTTCAAAACGCAGTTATTCAGAATTTAGCCACCGCACCTGCTTCTCCTGCGGCTGGACAGGTTTATTACAACACCACTGATAACCAACTTTACATTTACAACGGAACCCGTTGGGAAGTAGCGGGCAACGCAGTTCAATCTGGACTACTTGGTTCACGCCCTGCGGCTAATAGCGTTGATGCAGGAACTATTTACTACGCAACAGACACTTATCTTTTCTATTACTCAGACGGCTCTACATGGACACAGACAAATGCGTTTGGAACAGTAACCGCTCAGACAACATACGGTGCATCAAGCGGTAATGGTTCTGCTACTACTTATGCCCGCGCTGACCACACACACGGAACACCAGCACTAGGAACATCTACACCTACTGCAATTACTGGCACTGCTTCTGCTGGTTCAGCAAGCGTTCCTTCTAAAGAGGACCACACACACGCATTTACACCTACCCAAAATTTGTCTATGGCAACATACAAACTTACAAATCTTGGAACTCCAACAGACGGAACAGATGCGGTAACAAAGACTTACGCAGACGGAAAACTTGCTTTATCAGGTGGCACTATGACTGGTGCTATTGCTATGGGAGCAAACAAGATTACTGGCCTGGATACTCCAACCGCAGATACAGATGCGGCTAACAAAGGTTATGTAGATAGCGTTGCACAAGGATTAGATACAAAGGCCTCAGTAATAGCCGCAACTACAATAAACGGAACGCTTGCTACTGCTTTTGCTGATGGTCAAATAATTGATGGCGTTACATTGGCAACAGGCAACCGTATTCTTATTAAAAACCAAACAGATGAAACAGCCAACGGTATTTATGTAGTTGCCGCATCAGGAGCGCCTACCCGTTCTGCTGATATGAACACTGGCTCAGAATTTCCAGGTGCTTATGTATTTGTAGAACAGGGAACAATTAACGCTGACAGTGGTTGGGTTTGCACAAACAATTCACCTGTAACTCTTGGTTCAACCAACATTACTTTTACGCAATTTAGCGGTGCAGGCACTTACACAGCGTCAAACGGTGTATTGCTAACTGGCTCTAACTTTACTTTTGCGCCAGAGAGCGGCAAAGGCTTACAAACAAGTAGTTCAGGTGCGGCAATCAAACTTGCTACTACTTCAGGCTTAAATGTAACTACTGACCTAGCAGTAGGCGCTGGTAACGGTATCTCTGTTCTTACAAATACAGTAGCCATTGACTCAGCAGTAGTTGTATCTAAATATGCGGCAAATGTTGGTGATGCTTCTGCTACTTCTTACACAATTACCCATAATCTTAACACTAGAGATGTAATTGTGACCCTTTATGACAATTCAAGCCCATACGCTGAAGTTATTTGTGATGTCCAACATGCAACCGTAAACACCATTACATTACTATTCTCAGTTGCACCTACTCTAAATCAATATAGAGTTGTAGTCCACGCATAACTAACGCCTGAACCACAAGGGGCAAAAAGGAGATACACATGGGTCTAAGGGACCGTATCGCAAAAGCAATAGCAACAGGAAATATTGATAAGGCTCCAAATCTTCCTGCTGGTTCTACAGTGTTGTCACAAAATGACATGTTGGCTATAGCAAATCAGTTGCAACAGAATTACGGAAACACCAACCCGCTTCCACGCGCACCTTTTAGTGCATCAGTTCCTTTTGGCCCTGGTATGCCTATTACGCCAGGTGCAATTAACCCTGTTAATCCTGAAACTGGCAGACCAGAACCACGCCGTTATGAATACCAGGTTGCTCAGAACATCAATGTTACTGAAACGCGCCTTATACCTTTTAAGACACTACGCGCCGCCGCAGACCAGATTGATATTTTGCGCCGTTGTATTGAAGTAACTAAATCTAAACTTGTTGGACTTGATTGGGACATCACTCTTGGAACAGACGCGTCAGAAAAGATTGCGACTGAAGCAGGCGGTGACCATGTGCGGGCTATGGCTAAAGCGCGTGAAAAATACACAGATGAAATCAACCGTGTGCGTGAATTTTGGGAAAACCCTGACCGCGCTAACGGATTAACTTTTGCTGATTGGCTAATGATTGCCGCAGAAGAAATTCTTGTTATTGACGCATGGGCTACATACCCATTAAAGACCGTAGGTGGGGATTTATACGCCTTCCAGGTTCTTGATGGTTCAACTATTAAGCCATTGATTGATGACCGTGGTATGCGCCCTATGCCACCTAACGCGGCCTTCCAACAAATCCTTTACGGCTTTCCACGCTCTGAATTTAGCGCTACTGAGGAGGACCCAAAGGCTGATGGTGAATTCACAGCAGACCAACTTGCATACATGGTCCGTAATCGCCGCACAATCAGCGTATATGGCTTTTCTCCTGTAGAGCGAGCGCTTCCACTGGCTGACATTTACCTACGCCGCCAGCAATGGATACGCGCTGAATACACAGACGGTGTATTGCCAGAACTTATGTTTACAACTGATGAAGATTGGGGAACTAATCCTGACCTTCTACGCGCCTATGAAAACATTTTGAATGATGACCTTTCAGGCCAAACACAACAGCGTATGCGGGCAAGACTTCTTCCAAAGGGTCTAACTCCTGTAACTAATGATGGTTATGGCGAGAAGTTCAAAGACACACTTGATGATTATTTGATTACATCTATTTGCGGTCACTTTGGTGTTCAACCTGCTGAGATTGGCTTCTCTCCAAAGGGAGGCTTGGGAGGCGCAGGTTTCCAAGACGGTCAGGCAGAAAACGCAGAAGCAATTGGTATTCAGCCATTGGCTAACTGGATTTCTAAGATGATTACAAACCTTTCTTACACATACCTTGGTATGCCTAGAGAACTTGAATTCCGTTTGATGACATCAAGCCGCAAAGATGATGAAAGCCATGCCCGTAAATCAGAGATTGAGATTAAATCTGGTGGCAAGACAATCAATGAACGCCGTTCAGAACTAGGTTTGCCATTGCTTGATACTCCACAAGCGGATATGCCATTGCTTATGAGCGGTGCAGAACTTTATTTATTCTCACCTGACGGCATTATTAACGCCAAAGAAATTACTAGCGCTCCTGCATTGGAGGGACCAAATGCAACTCCTATTGCGCCTTCAACTCCTAATACTGCTGAAGCGAAACCAGTTGAGGAAACAATTGAAGAAGAACCAGACAAAGCGCAGGCTGATGAAGTAAAAGCATTTATGAAATGGGCCAACAAGGGCAAGCGCGCCCGCCTATTTGAGTTCAAGAGCCTGGACCCTATTGTGGGTGAGGCATTGAACCGTTGTGCTTTTGACGGTGACTTAGAAACCGCTAGAGCGCTCGCTAAAGCGTATTTAACATGACCTACAAACCCGCATTAGAGGCTGATGCGCGGTTAGCGGCAAAGAACGCATTAAAGATTAGGGCGGCATTAGCCCAGTCATTTGATGCGCGTTGGGTCTATGACAATTACCTACAGACAAACCCAATTAAGTCAGGCAACCTTGCACAAGACCGCGCCCGCGCTCGCGCATGGGTAATGCTCAATGTGCGGGTCAATCTTGAAACGCTTAAAGAAGTGATGATGCGCGTTTGGGCTGAGGGCTATGTAACTGGTGAGGCTTTTGCTGATGAACAATTACGCTTTGCCCGTGAACGCAACAAGGCAACAGATACAGAAGTTGATTGGGCTAACTGGAGGCCAGGAGATAGAGCCGCCGCGTTATTGTTGCGCCCACCTGACGCGTTTAAGAAACTTCTTGAAAGCCAGGGGATTACCTTTAAGGAATTCTCAGATACAACCGTAAGGGATATTGGCAACGCTGTAGGAGAAGCCATTGAACTTGGTTTAACTGCTGAGCGTTCAGCAAAACGCATCAAGGACCATGTTGCGAGCGCTTCCCGCGCCCTATCTATAGCCATTACAGAGCAGAACCGCGCCATTTCTTTTGCCACCATAAACCGTTACAAAGAAGCAGGCTTAGAAAAAATGGAATGGGAAGTATCTAGCCCATGCGATAAGTGTGCAAAGAACGCTAATCAAGTTGTAGCCATAGGCGGCACATTTAATTCAGGAAACACACAGCCACCTGCTCACCCACATTGCCGTTGCGTATTGCTCCCAGTATTGCCTGACTTTGAAGATGCTGGATACACAGGTGGAACTGTTACGGCTCCTACAGTTAGCAATACTGGCGTTCTTCAAACACCTGTTGTTCCTACTGTTAATCCTGTTGTTGCTGGTTCTTGGAAGAAAATTACGGAAGATGATTGGATAGCCACACAAGAGGCCCGCCGTGTGCGAAAAGGCTTAGACCCTGCAAATGACAACATTAAAAAGATTATGCGGGACCAATTTAATGATGCTTCTACCGTTGTGTCTAATGGCGTTCATACAATCCGCGTTAGCAAAACCGTAACTACTGTTGAAGAAAAACATTTGAACGCATTTATAGAAAATGTTAATGTGACTGTTGCCAAATTACCTGAATGGCGCAGGTTTGATGAAAACGGAATTGAGCGGGGCTACACTTTTGTAGTAGAGCCTATGCAAAAGGCTGGAACTAGCGCTTACACTTATTTGTCGCATGACTCCATTTGGGTAAACCCTAAAGATGTAAGGGCGGCTTTGCCTGATACACCTAACACAGATTACAACGGTTGGTTTATGCCATCTTCTAACACCACTAATGAAAACCTTTACACCATTGCACATGAACTTGGGCATACTATTGATGGGTGGTTTAATATGAAAAAAGGTAGATTTATTGGTGGGTTGAAGCGTAAATACGGTCAAGATAAATCAGGAAAAGGCAATTTCAGCCGTTATGCTGGCAAAGACCCAGAAGAATTTTACGCTGAGATGTTTGCTGAATGGACATGGGGCGATAAAAGCAACCCAATGGTTGCGGCTATGGCAAAAGAATTTGGTTGGGACCTCAGCAGAAAAGAATATTACGAGTTATTTGATGGGCAAAACAATCGCAGACCATGGAAAGAAAGAGGGGTATTTCAGTAATGGAAATAGGAAAGCCGTTAGATGAAGTGTTGGCTTATGAAGATTACGCCAACATGCCTAAATATGAATTACAGCAAAGAGCAATTTTTGGTGATGCCAAAGCAGAACGCATTTACTTTGAGCGTTACGGCAATCAGAAAGTTGATACAGTTAGTGGTAAGGCATCAGGACCATCAGCCATAATTGAATGGATAGAGGATTAAACATGGCGTTCAAACACATCAACGCAAGCACACAAACAGTAGTTTCAATCTTGCACCAGGTAGATAGCAACGCAAGACCACAAACTCCAATCACGGTTTACAACGGTCACGGTGCATCAATTTTTGTTGGTGACACAACCATTGCTACTTCAGGCGCAACTATTGGGCGCACAATTGCGGCTGGCACATCACAGACTTTTTACGCAAGCGCCAATGACACCATTTACGCTATTTCTGCGGCGGCTTCTGCGGCAGGCGCAATTGTTCTAACTTATTCAGCATAATCATGGCTGAAGGTTTTGTTCCACCGCAAGAAGTCCGCAATAACGCTAAACGCGGATTAGAGTTACGGGCCAAATATAACCGTGGCGGCACTGAAGTTGGTGTGGCTCGCGCCCGTGACTTATCAAACGGAAAAGCATTATCATTAGAAACATTAAATAGAATGAACTCTTACTTTGCTCGCCATGAGGTAGATAAGCAAGGTGAAGGTTGGGGAAAAGATAGCGCTGGATACATTGCTTGGTTGTTGTGGGGTGGAGATGCTGGTAGGGCTTGGGCAAAAAGAATTACTAATGAACAAAAAAACAAGGAGAAAACAATGACCGTCAATCTGACAACATCATATTTTGCAATTGAGAAGGCTGACAGACACGCAGACGGCACAATAACTGTTTACGGTAAAGCAACAGATGACGCGCTTGATATTGATAAGCAAATTTGTGATGGCGATTGGTTAGACCGCGCAATGCCACATTGGTTTAAGTCAGGTGGCAATATCCGTGAGCAACATTCAAACATTGCCGCAGGAGTCGCAACAGATTATGAATACAAGAAAGACGGTCATTACATTACAGCGTTAGTTGTGGACCCAATAAGCGCAAAGAAAGTTGAGCATGGCGTTCTCAAAGGCTTCTCTATTGGCATCAAGAACCCACGCGTAATTCAAGACAGTAAGGCCGCCAATGGTCGCATTGTTGATGGACAAATTGTAGAAGTTAGCCTGGTTGATAGACCCGCCAACCCTAACTGCCAACTTGTTTTGGCTAAATCAGCAAGCGCTGAGGACAGCACCATTGTTCAGGTAGAAGAACTGATTGAAACAGAAGAAACAGTGGAAGAAACTGTTCTACAATCTTCTACACAAACACAGGAGGAAACCCAAGTGGAAAAGACAACAGCAATTACTAGCGCTAAATCCATTTTGGGCGATTTGGTCAAGTTTGACAAGACACAGTATGAAGCGGCCCGTGAAGCATTGGCTAATCTGATTGCTGTAGAAGCAGAAGAAATGAAAGAAGGACATAATGAAATTCTTTCTATCTCACACCTACTAGAAGCCGTTGCTCATCTTCATGCTTGGTATGAAGGTGAAGAAGCAGAAGGAGAAGTCATGGAAGAAGAAACAATTATAGAAAACAAAGCCGCTTCAGATAAAGAAGATTTGATGCAACGCAAAGGTGAGGACCGTGAGGCCTTTATGAAGCGTTGTATGAAAGCAGGCGAAACAGAAGAAGCATTTGATAAGCGTTGTAAGATGTATAAGGAAGCAATGGATAAAGAAGCAAATCCTAATCCAGTGCCATCTGAAGAAACTTACGCAACACTTACAGAAGCAAAGATTGTTCCTCCATCAGAGTCACCTAAGTCTGCTGAAGTTGGCAGTTTAGAAGTTGCTCCTGTTGCTGAAGAAGCACCAGTTGTAGAGGAAGCACCAGCAGTTGAAGAAACTCCTGCTGAAGAAGCAACAACAGAAGAAACTGTTGAAGCGCCAAAGGTTTCTGCTGATGATATTTCAGCAGAAGAAGTAGAAGCCATAGTAGAACAGGCAATCAAGAGCGCAACCGCCTCCATTAAGTCAGAGGTTGCTTCTCTAGTATCCGCAAAAGAGGCGGCACTAGAGAAAGCGGCGGCATTGGAGTCAGAGTTGGCAATTGCTAAATCTCTTGCGGTGGCTGGTGGCCCAAAGCGAACAGGAACATCACAAGCACAACCTAATGACCTGCTAGTTAAAGCCGCTACCTACAAAGCGAAAGCACAAGCAACAACTGACCCAATTCTTG